TATTCAATTTTTCTATCCATTCTTTGTAGGCCATTCTTAAATATAAGTAGCCAGCGCCATTAGGCAATGATAGTACTGATGCACCAGGGTTCTTTTGTTCAAAGTTTTTACCCATTGGAGTTTTCATATAAATTTGTTTAGCATATCCTTCACACATTTCTTCTAATTTAGAAATAGTGTCAATAGCTATATATTTATAAGGTCTCCCTTCCTTCATAATTGCTGTACCAACAGCTTGTAAATCTTTCAAACTATTGGCTTTTACCTTTAAGGCATCAACCATATCTGAACCATCTTCCAAGTCAATAATTAAGCAATCATCTAACTGTGATAATACTGTAGTCTTACCTATTTTAGGGGGACCATATATTATCATGTTTTTTGGCGATTTACGGCTCGCTTTAACCTTTGTTTTTGGTAATTCCATTTGCTTTATCAAGTTTATTTATATTAGTTAATAATTTAGTGTTTGCTTTTTTACTTTTTCTTGTTTTAATAGTATCTAATAGCATTATTATAAGCATACCAAATAATATACCATAAAGTAAAAATCTAATACTCGCGTGTGTTATTTCTTCCATTATTTTAAGTCTTTAAATGTTAAATCATATTCTTTCATAACCTTAAGTCTTTTTCTTTTAAGATCTTTTATTGTTGCTCTAGAATTTGCCCATTCAAAATCACTTTTTATACCATCTTCTTTAGTATTATTAATTGTGCGTGTTAAATTTATGCAAATTTCAATTGCTTTTTTTTTCATTTTATTTTTTTCTTTCGTTAATAGTAAATGTTGACATCTCTGCTTCAAAAGGTATCATACCTAGTAAACCATCACGGTTTTTTTCTACATGTACAGCTAATAATCCAATAGGATCCTCACCACAATATAAATCAGTAATACCATACAAGTCATAAGGACGTTGTATCATCATAACTACATGTGCGTCCTGACCAATACTGTCACCGCCAAACAAATCTGTAAGCAATGGCTGATACTGCGCCTTAGCACGGTGTTCTTGTTCTATGTTACGGTTAAGCTGTGATAGTAAAATGTTAATTGTTCCCATTTTTGATTGCATCCACATACAACCTTTAGATACTTCATTAAGTTTTTGTAGTTCCATCTCCTTACTACTTAAAATTAAACGAGAATGGTCAAAAACATTTACGATAGTATGATCAGGTCTTTTGTTAGTTATATCTACATTAGCTTCTTTAATAAATTCCATATCTCTAGGAATGTTGTTAAAGTAAATAGGATAATGTGCATATTTCAATACTTCTGCTTTAAACTTTTGATACTCTTCATGTTCTAATTTTTGCTCTACTGATAACAACTCACTAACTTGTTTACCTGAACCTTTAGCACCCGCACGCAAAATTTGCTGATAGCCTGGCATCTCAAAGCTCCAGTATAAAACTAGTAGTTTCTTATGTCTATTATTATCTAATAAGTCAAAAATTAATTGGTTACTAAATGCTGATTTACCTACACCAGGTCTACCTGCAATTACATACATTTTACCAGGTTGTAACCCTCCTAGTAAATTTTTATTTAGCCTAGACCACTTTGTTTTATAAACTTGCCTTTCACCTTTAATACCACTTTCAACTTGATGTAGTGATGCGCTTATAGCTTTGTTTATACTTTTAAACCCCTTATCTTTAAAGGGATCTAGTGATTCTTGGTCGTTCGTTATCTTTTGTGTCATTTTCTGTTATATTTTCATACTTTTCCCAAGTATGGTTATTAATCCATGTTTCTAAGTTCTGCAAGTATTGAAGATTATTCTTCTCTACTGTTAACTGTACATCCAGTAAAGTCATTATTCTTTTATGAACATGTGCTTTACCTTCTACAAGTTTACGATATTTATTTCTTGCTTTATCATTAGACTTAGCATCTGGATTAGAAGCATGTAACACTCGGATACCATTATTAGTGCTTACTTTCATAGGGTAAGTAGAAATTAACTGAGCAAACATAGAATCAAAATCTTTAATAAATAAATCTATAAACTCTTGTCTTACTGAATGGTCTTCTAGTTCTTCTCCTAATTTTATATAGCTAGCTTGCTCTAATTTAATCCAGTCAATGTTTAAGTTAAGTTCATATAAATATCTATAACCTTTACGATACACGAGATAAAGTGCTAAAAATTCATCAGCACTCATCTCTGTATCTTTCAGTAAATTTAAATCTATGTTTATTGTCATATACTAAAATGGTTTTTCCTGATCCGTAAATTGGACCAGAGTTTTAATTTTTATTTTCTCTGTTTCTGTTATGCCAGTAGGAGTAGATATATAATCTTTCTTCTTTAAGATTAAATATATTCCGTGTTGATCTATAAATAGTTTACAAAAGTTATTTGTAGCTACTAAATATAAAAGGATGGCAAATATAAGGGTTTCTTGTATCATAATCAAATTTTTTATAGGCTAAAGCCAATTAATATTATTTAAATCTTTTACTGCATTTTTAAGCCATTTTTCTTCTTGAGAGTCTTTAATATATAGTATATATATATCACCAACCTTACCCTCTTGAAAACGAATAAGCCTACCTACACGTTGTATCATCGATAAGGATTTACTAGTCAAACCACATATAATACCCATGTTAGCATCAGGAACATCAAAACCTTGATTTAGTGCTTTTGTTGAACACAGTACATTTTTAGACCCATCATTAAATGCTTCTAAGGCATTTGCTTTTTGTTTTTTGGTCTTTTTACTGTGATACGCAACACTATAAGGATCTACAGAATCACATAATTTATCTGTAAAATCATTAGCGCCTGAAAATACTAATATCTTCTTGTCTAAATTTTTTAAAACTAGCTTTTGAAATTCTGTAATTTTATTAGCTGCAAAATCTACAATCTTTTTACGTTCTCTAATACATCTGTAAAACTGAGCTGCACTAGCCTTCTCTTCTCCACTAGCATTTTTATCGGCTATTATCCTTTTAGCCTCATTAAACGCGTCAAATTGCCCAAGTTTATATTTATAATAAACAAAACTATTGTTTATACTCTTATAATCTTTTGCTTCTTCCGCAGTTAATTGTAAAGGTTTACAGTATATTTTATATGGAGCAACAATACCTAAAGCCACACATTCATCTAATGAAATCTCATACACAGTAGGAGCTATCATGTGTAATTTTACTTTGTATTCAGGTTCTTCTGGTAACGTAGCAGTCATACATAATAATTTATCATAAGTATTATTTACAAAAAACTCACGATATTTAGGACTCAATCCTAAATGGACCTCATCACATACAACTATATCATAGTGTTTGTCTTTTAACTTGTATGCACTCTGATAACATAAAACTTCTACACTCTCAGTACTTACATTCCATTTAACAAACTCTTCAATAAATTGATCTTGTAATTGTACAGTAGGAACAAGCAATAAAGCTTTACCTCCATTTTTAAGTGCGTGTCCTACAGCCAACACACCACATCTAGATTTACCAAAACCTGTACCAGCAATAATAGAGCCTACAAAATTATTTTGTGCCCAAGAATTCAATGCAAGTCTTTGCTGTTTATCTCTAATTGCATTTATCTTTTTCATTTCGACGCTTTCCATAATGTAACTGTTCTGTTAGTTTCATGGTCAAATGTAGTTCCATCTGTATTTACCATACCTAAGTTTACTAGCTCTGTAACTCTACCTGTAACTCTATTTATATCCCACCCTAACTTTTTAGCTATACTTCTGTTAGTACTGGGACCGTGTATTGTAAGAACAGAATACACTGATTTTTGCCTATCACTTATATCTCCTTGTAAATCATTATATGAGTCTACTTGAGTTTGTCTTATCTTTTTCATATTTATTATTTTAGTTTATATTTTAACCAGTATTCTCTAAAATACTCTTTTCTATTTCCATCTCTAGCCTTTGCTTTAATTGCAGAGTATTCTTGTGCTCCTAAATATTCTTTATATTCATCAGTAAACTCTTCAACTTTATCACTATGTTTAAAACAATCATTAAAATCAATGTGATTAGTTTTAAATATTTTTTTACATTCTTGTTCTTGTTTATACTCTAGCACAAACGATTCTACTAATTTTTTATTCATATTTTATAATTTATAGTAATACTTAAGGACAGGCAAGTGTATTAACTGTTGTGGCAAAAACGCCTTTATGCCTGCCCTTTCGTACCCTTTATCTATTTCTCCCAACAGTTGCTAACTGTTACTTCAGCTTTTAACAAGCCATTTGTTACTATCTCATCAGCAGCTTGTTCCATTAAACCTTTCATATCGATTGTCCATTGATTTACATATTCATTAGAACATATAGTATCTATCTGATCATGTACAGTCATTACTAGTTTAACAGGAGCGTTTACTTCTTTGATATGATCACGCATTAGTATCAATGCTTTCTTAGTCATATCTGCACTAGCTCCCTGTATAGGTGTGTTCTTACTAGCACGCTCTATACTACCAAGCTCCATCATTGATGATTTATTGTCCCATATTCTAGGATACCAATTAGTAAACCAACGTCTTCTGTTATAAGGTGGAAATGTTTTAATATAACCATACCTTTTACCAAAATTACCTAGTTTTTCTAAAAATCCTTTGATTGCCGGGAAGGCCGTGAAATACTTTTCGATAAGCCCTTTAGCTTCATCCAGATTAATATTAAGAGTATCAGAAAGCTTATTAGGGCCCATACCATAAGCCAGACCAAAATTAATAGTTTTAACATTTGTTCTTAGTTTTTTATGCGATGGACAATTGCACTTACCTCTACGTTCAAAGTAAGCGCAATTATCTTCACCACTATTCATCCATTGTTCTCCATATACTAGTTCAGCACAAGTTGAGTGTAAATCCTCATCATTCTTCAACGCATTTATCCAAACTGGATCGTTACTACCAAAAGCGATGACATTCAACTCTTGTGAAGAATAATCTGCACTTACAAAACTCCAACCTGATGGTGCAGTAAAACAATTCCTAAATCTATTATCAGCAGGTATCTGCTGCATATTTGGTTTGGAAGAGCTTACCCGCCCTGTGTCTAGTATCTGATGAAACCCTGTATGGATCTTATTATCAGCTTTTAAATTCTTAAGAAATGCATCACCATAAGATGTACATAACTTCATAGCTTCTTTGTACTTTACATATTTATCTATAATAGGTAATTTAAAACGATATTTGTACATCTGTTTACCGTTAACATTGTCGAGTTCTGGAACAAGAATTTGAAAAACTTCAAGAACCTGTTTAGGAGATGACCATTTAACATTAATTTTCCTTAACTCTTCAATAGGTGTAAACATATCCGCTTGCACATATTTAGCTACAAATTTTTGTAACCTAACATCATTAGTAATCATTTCATCTAGTTGATTACTTAATTTCTTTGCCCCTTCTACATTACCTTGTTCAAGTTTATTCCATTCAAGTACATCTAAATCTAATCCATTATATTCCATATCTGCAAATGCAAGTACAGCTTCACATTCTAAGTCAACTACATTTTGTAATTTATACTTATCTATATCAGGCTGTTGTAAGTTTTTAATCTTACATAAATACTCTACATCTTTAGCACCATAAACTATTTGGTCTTCTCTAAATGGTTGTCCAGTTAAACCTATAAACTGATTACGAACTTCTTTATTTAACTCTACATTTAAATAGCGTTTACATAAATCTTTAAGTCCATAACCTAAACTCTTACCACAGCTAATAACTAACTCTGTTAAGAATGTGTCATAAATACCTTCACATTTTATATTTCCCCATTTAAGAATAAACTTATAATCAAATTTAGCGTTATGAAATATTTTTATAATTTCCCTATTCTCAAGTATATCTCTTAATGGTTCAATACTAACTACTCTAGTATCTATAACAAACTGTTGATTTTCATCTCCAATTTGAAACATAATCATTTTCTTACATGTAAAATCAAATCCTTCAGTTTCTGTATCTACCCCTAATACTGTTTTATCAGCACAATAGCTCACCACATCATCAATTGTCCCCAACTGATAATGTGATGCAGGTATACTAGCTACTGAATTATCTATTAAAGTAATCATTATTGTTTTACGATTACCTTTAAAGCAGAATCTATCTGTTCATTAGATGTTATTATTATAAGTTGTTCTAAATCTTCTCCTGAAACTACAGGATACTCTTTAGGTGAATAAAAGTTCCATGCTATTAACACAGCAACTACTATTAAACATATAATAAGCATTGATTTTTTATATTCTTTCATGATTATATTTTTAAATTAATAATTTACATATGATTCACGCATAGATTCTTCTGATTCTATACATTGATCAATATGTTTGTCATATTCATGCATTAAATATTCATCTACATATTTAATTACACTTTTACCGTACGTCTTGGCAATATTTTTACTGCCCCAATCAAATGTGTCTTGTCGTGTTAATACACATTTAATATATTCTTTTTTAAAATCTTCATATGATCCGTCTACAATCATGTCGAAGATCCATTTCATATGTCCCATAATACTTGTTTTAATTAATAATAATATTAGTTTGTAGATAGAAAGAGAGCCCCTGTCTAAAAGAGCTCTCTTTATTATCATAACTAAATACTCATTTTATAGTCTTTGTTGACTGTTTTGGTTTTGATCGTAAGATGTTAAGTTTCAAATATTTACGGCAGTATATAAACAAAACTTTTATAACTTATATCTATATCTGCGACAAATATATGCAAAATAAGTATACTACACAAATAATCTACTTATTTTATTTACATCATATTCTCAACTTCTTCATTAGCTGTAGTTGATTTAACTTTAACCGCTAATCTTTCTGTGTCTGGTGTTAACCATGTATGCTTAGCATTCTGATCTTCAGGTAATAATACAATATCAGAGTTAGAGAAAATATAATCACCTTCATGTGTAATATAATCTCCATCTTTACCTGCACGTTTAGCAGCTCTTTCTACATTCTCAGCTTGCCATTCCGTTGGCTCAGTTGTTTCTGTAATTTGCAGTCTAAATCTTACTCCATTAAATTCAGGGTTTAGAATATCTAAATCCATCATTTCACCTTTTTCAGATGTGTACCAGTCACCATCATCACCAAAATTTACTTCAAATGCATTAGATGCATCAACTGGTTCAGCTGTAGCCCATCCACGTCTAGCTCCAGAACTAAATCTGTCATCACTAGCATTTAAAATTGTTAATGCACTTACTGGTCTGTCTTTAGCTGTTATTTTCTCTGCAAATTCTAATGATATTTTACCATTACTAATTTGTCTAGCTGAAATTAATAGCGTTTGTCCTACTTCTAGTGTATCTAATGATCCACTGTTTAATTGATTTTTGTTGTTGTCCATGTTTAATTGTTTAATTATTAATAATTGTTGTTAATTCTAAATTCTTCTAACACTTTGTTAGAGTTTATTGTTTGTTCTTCTTTATTTTCCCAGAAGAAGAGTTCTGGATGTACTTCTTTAATATTACTTGTACAAGATGTACATTCACCAATAAAATGAACAGCTTCCATTTTATCGATGAATAATTTTGTGTGAGTTTCACATAACTCCTCTGTAATGCAGTCATGATTTCCATAAATATCACACTCATAAATGATTGTAATCGTTTTTGTTGTTGTTCCCATGTTTAAAATATGTTTAAGTTAGTTATCTAGTTTCCAAAATCTATGTTTATATTGTTCTGTGTCAAATTTACGTTGTACATAGTCTGATAACATCATACCAATACATGCTAGTGCAAATGCACTCATCATTATTACCGCTATAATACCAGTTCCACCTACCATAACTGCATAGATTACTGTTACTATTAGAGCTAATAAACTCACAAACACTAGTATATAACATAGTGTTTGTAAGATTAAATGTTTTATTTTACTCATAATGTGTATTTATCTTTTTTAGTTGATTCATATTTAATAGTTACCATAATAAATGGTAATACCATTGTTATTCTATTGTCTTTAGTTTCTAAAACAAATCCAAACATTATGCCTGGATAAGTTTCTGTGTTAATTGTTAATTTCATTTTATTTAATATTTAGTTAGTTATTTTATTTCTTTATAGTATTCAACAAGTAAGCTATCATTTAATAACATATAATCATTATAAGCTTTTTTCATTTCATAATCTATTTTTGATCTGTGCTTGAACTCAGCATCAGTTAGTTTAGTAAAAGTACCACATGATGATAGTAATACTACTACCATCACGAGCACCATACCTACAAAACCAAATCCAAACATGCTACTCTGTTTATTTTTCATTGTTTATGTCTTTTAGTTTCCAATATTTTGTTCTCAATTTTATAAACTCATTAAATGCTTCTCTATATTTATAGATAAAGTATAATGTGATTAAAGGATGTACAATTATGAAGATAAAAATATTTATCTCCTCATAAGTACAACCTACAAATTGTGCAATATCCCTTAGAATATCCACACAGTGTTGAAATAGTTCATTCATAATTTTAGTATTTAGTTAATATTTAGTTATTCTCTTTGAGTTAAGCTAACTATTTCGTCAGCATAGTTATCTAATTTTACATTTAACTCCTCTATGATTTCATCTTTTTGTTTATTAGCATTTTTAGTCCATGTCATAGTATCAATAGCAGTATTTAATTGTGCTTTTAAATCAATATTCTCTGTTAATAATCTATCCATTGTTTGTAATGCTTTAATTAATTCCAAGTTTTTCTGTAAGACTTTGTGGTCTAATTCAATTGTATTTTTCATTTCTTTATTTGTATTTAGTTAATATTCAGGATTATAATGGTTGCGCTCATCATTTATGTCGTCCCATAATTTACCTATGTCTTCCACGAGTTTAGCATTCTTTTCTAATAATTCAATAACTTTAGATTGATTGTTTATAGTTTTAACTTGTGATTCAACTAAATGTGTTATTTCTACTAGAGTTTTATTATCTACTCCATAGATTACTAGTTCATTTTTTGGTTCTTTATCTTTCATCTCTTTATATTTATTTAGTTAATGTTTAGGTTAAATAAAAGAGAGAACACTTTGGTATTTACATAGCTTTTGCTAAAACCGTGGCTTTTCTTCTCTCTTAATATTTGTTAATGATAT